GTGAATGATGATGGCGTCAAAAGACGTCGTTCCTACTGCTGCTAGCAGTGAAAATGCTAACAACAATAGTAGTATTAAGTCTCGTCTATTGGCGAGACTCAAGGGTTCAGGTGGGGCTACGTCCCCACCCAACTCGATAAAGATAACCAACCAAGATATGGCTCTGGGGCTGATTGGACAGGTCCCAGCGCCAAAGGCCACATCCGTCGATGTCCCTAAACAACAGAGGGATAGACCACCACGGACTGTTGCCGAAGTTCAACAAAATTTGCGTTGGACTGAGAGACCACAAGACCAGAATGTTAAGACGTGGGATGAGCTTGACCACACAACAAAACAACAGATACTTGATGAACACGCTGAGTGGTTTGATGCCGGTGGCTTAGGTCCAAGTACACTACCCACTAGTCATGAACGGTACACACATGAGAATGATGAAGGCCACCAGGTAAAGTGGTCGGCTAGGGAAGGTGTAGACCTTGGCATATCCGGGCTCACGACGGTGTCTGGGCCTGAGTGGAATATGTGCCCGCTACCACCAGTTGACCAAAGGAGCACGACACCTGCAACTGAGCCCACAATTGGTGACATGATCGAATTCTATGAAGGGCACATCTATCATTATGCTATATACATAGGTCAAGGCAAGACGGTGGGTGTACACTCCCCTCAAGCAGCCTTCTCAATAACGAGGATCACCATACAGCCCATATCAGCTTGGTGGCGAGTCTGTTATGTCCCACAACCAAAACAGAGGCTCACATACGACCAACTCAAAGAATTAGAAAATGAACCATGGCCGTATGCCGCAGTCACGAACAACTGCTTCGAATTTTGTTGCCAGGTCATGTGCTTGGAAGATACTTGGTTGCAAAGGAAGCTCATCTCCTCTGGCCGGTTTTACCACCCGACCCAAGATTGGTCCCGAGACACTCCAGAATTCCAACAAGACAGCAAGTTAGAGATGGTTAGGGATGCAGTGCTAGCCGCTATAAATGGGTTGGTGTCGCGGCCATTTAAAGATCTTCTGGGTAAGCTCAAACCCTTGAACGTGCTTAACTTACTTTCAAACTGTGATTGGACGTTCATGGGGGTCGTGGAGATGGTGGTCCTCCTTTTAGAACTCTTTGGAATCTTTTGGAACCCACCTGATGTTTCCAACTTTATAGCTTCACTCCTGCCAGATTTCCATCTACAGGGCCCCGAGGACCTTGCCAGGGATCTCGTGCCAATAGTATTGGGGGGGATCGGCTTAGCCATAGGATTCACCAGAGACAAGGTAAGTAAGATGATGAAGAATGCTGTTGATGGACTTCGTGCGGCAACCCAGCTCGGTCAATATGGCCTAGAAATATTCTCATTACTAAAGAAGTACTTCTTCGGTGGTGATCAAACAGAGAAAACCCTAAAAGATATTGAGTCAGCAGTTATAGATATGGAAGTACTATCATCTACATCAGTGACTCAGCTCGTGAGGGACAAACAGTCTGCACGGGCTTATATGGCCATCTTAGATAATGAAGAAGAAAAGGCAAGGAAATTATCTGTCAGGAATGCCGACCCACACGTAGTATCCTCTACCAATGCTCTCATATCCCGGATCTCAATGGCTAGGGCTGCATTGGCCAAGGCTCAAGCTGAAATGACCAGCAGGATGCGTCCTGTGGTCATTATGATGTGTGGGCCCCCTGGTATAGGTAAAACCAAGGCAGCAGAACATCTGGCTAAACGCCTAGCCAATGAGATACGGCCTGGTGGTAAGGTTGGGCTGGTCCCACGGGAGGCAGTGGATCATTGGGATGGATATCACGGAGAGGAAGTGATGCTGTGGGACGACTATGGAATGACAAAGATACAGGAAGACTGTAATAAACTGCAAGCCATAGCCGACTCAGCCCCCCTAACACTCAATTGTGACCGAATAGAAAACAAGGGAATGCAATTTGTGTCTGATGCTATAGTCATCACCACCAATGCTCCTGGCCCAGCCCCAGTGGACTTTGTCAACCTCGGGCCTGTTTGCCGAAGGGTGGACTTCCTTGTGTATTGCACGGCACCTGAAGTTGAACACACGAGGAAAGTCAGTCCTGGGGACACAACTGCACTGAAAGACTGCTTCAAGCCCGATTTCTCACATCTAAAAATGGAGTTGGCTCCCCAAGGGGGCTTTGATAACCAAGGGAATACCCCGTTTGGTAAGGGTGTGATGAAGCCCACCACCATAAACAGGCTGTTAATCCAGGCTGTAGCCTTGACGATGGAGAGACAGGATGAGTTCCAACTCCAGGGGCCTACGTATGACTTTGATACTGACAGAGTAGCTGCGTTCACGAGGATGGCCCGAGCCAACGGGTTGGGTCTCATATCCATGGCCTCCCTAGGCAAAAAGCTACGCAGTGTCACCACTATTGAAGGATTAAAGAATGCTCTATCAGGCTATAAAATATCAAAATGCAGTATACAATGGCAGTCAAGGGTGTACATTATAGAATCAGATGGTGCCAGTGTACAAATCAAAGAAGACAAGCAAGCTTTGACCCCTCTGCAGCAGACAATTAACACGGCCTCACTTGCCATCACTCGACTCAAAGCAGCTAGGGCTGTGGCATACGCTTCATGTTTCCAGTCCGCCATAACTACCATACTACAAATGGCGGGATCTGCGCTCGTTATTAATCGAGCGGTCAAGCGTATGTTTGGTACCCGTACAGCAGCCATGGCATTAGAAGGACCTGGGAAAGAACATAATTGCAGGGTCCATAAGGCTAAGGAAGCTGGAAAGGGGCCCATAGGTCATGATGACATGGTAGAAAGGTTTGGCCTATGTGAAACTGAAGAGGAGGAGAGTGAGGACCAAATTCAAATGGTACCAAGTGATGCCGTCCCAGAAGGAAAGAACAAAGGCAAGACCAAAAAGGGACGTGGTCGCAAAAATAACTATAATGCATTCTCTCGCCGTGGTCTGAGTGATGAAGAATATGAAGAGTACAAAAAGATCAGAGAAGAAAAGAATGGCAATTATAGTATACAAGAATACTTGGAGGACCGCCAACGATATGAGGAAGAATTAGCAGAGGTACAGGCAGGTGGTGATGGTGGCATAGGAGAAACTGAAATGGAAATCCGTCACAGGGTCTTCTATAAATCCAAGAGTAAGAAACACCAACAAGAGCAACGGCGACAACTTGGTCTAGTGACTGGATCAGACATCAGAAAACGTAAGCCCATTGACTGGACCCCGCCAAAGAATGAATGGGCAGATGATGACAGAGAGGTGGATTATAATGAAAAGATCAATTTTGAAGCTCCCCCGACACTATGGAGCCGAGTCACAAAGTTTGGATCAGGATGGGGCTTTTGGGTCAGCCCGACAGTGTTCATCACAACCACACATGTAGTGCCAACTGGTGTGAAAGAATTCTTTGGTGAGCCCCTATCTAGTATAGCAATCCACCAAGCAGGTGAGTTCACACAATTCAGGTTCTCAAAGAAAATGCGCCCTGACTTGACAGGTATGGTCCTTGAAGAAGGTTGCCCTGAAGGGACAGTCTGCTCAGTCCTAATTAAACGGGATTCGGGTGAACTACTTCCGCTAGCCGTCCGTATGGGGGCTATTGCCTCCATGAGGATACAGGGTCGGCTTGTCCATGGCCAATCAGGGATGTTACTGACAGGGGCCAATGCAAAGGGGATGGATCTTGGCACTATACCAGGAGACTGCGGGGCACCATACGTCCACAAGCGCGGGAATGACTGGGTTGTGTGTGGAGTCCACGCTGCAGCCACAAAGTCAGGCAACACCGTGGTCTGCGCTGTACAGGCTGGAGAGGGCGAAACCGCACTAGAAGGTGGAGACAAGGGGCATTATGCCGGCCACGAGATTGTGAGGTATGGAAGTGGCCCAGCACTGTCAACTAAAACAAAATTCTGGAGGTCCTCCCCAGAACCACTGCCCCCCGGAGTATATGAGCCAGCATACCTGGGGGGCAAGGACCCCCGTGTACAGAATGGCCCATCCCTACAACAGGTACTACGTGACCAACTGAAACCCTTTGCGGACCCCCGCGGCCGCATGCCTGAGCCTGGCCTACTGGAGGCTGCGGTTGAGACTGTAACATCCATGTTAGAACAGACAATGGATACCCCAAGCCCGTGGTCTTACGCTGATGCCTGCCAATCTCTTGACAAAACTACTAGTTCGGGGTACCCTCACCATAAAAGGAAGAATGATGATTGGAATGGCACCACCTTCGTTGGAGAGCTCGGTGAGCAAGCTGCACACGCCAACAATATGTATGAGAATGCTAAACATATGAAACCCATTTACACTGCAGCCTTAAAAGATGAACTAGTCAAGCCAGAAAAGATTTATCAAAAAGTCAAGAAGCGTCTACTATGGGGCGCCGATCTCGGAACAGTGGTCAGGGCCGCCCGGGCTTTTGGCCCATTTTGTGACGCTATAAAATCACATGTCATCAAATTGCCAATAAAAGTTGGCATGAACACAATAGAAGATGGCCCCCTCATCTATGCTGAGCATGCTAAATATAAGAATCATTTTGATGCAGATTATACAGCATGGGACTCAACACAAAATAGACAAATTATGACAGAATCCTTCTCCATTATGTCGCGCCTTACGGCCTCACCAGAATTGGCCGAGGTTGTGGCCCAAGATTTGCTAGCACCATCTGAGATGGATGTAGGTGATTATGTCATCAGGGTCAAAGAGGGGCTGCCATCTGGATTCCCATGTACTTCCCAGGTGAACAGCATAAATCACTGGATAATTACTCTCTGTGCACTGTCTGAGGCCACTGGTTTATCACCTGATGTGGTGCAATCCATGTCATATTTCTCATTTTATGGTGATGATGAGATTGTGTCAACTGACATAGATTTTGACCCAGCCCGCCTCACTCAAATTCTCAAGGAATATGGCCTCAAACCAACAAGGCCTGACAAAACAGAAGGACCAATACAAGTGAGGAAAAATGTGGATGGACTGGTCTTCTTGCGGCGCACCATTTCCCGTGATGCGGCAGGGTTCCAAGGCAGGTTAGATAGGGCTTCGATTGAACGCCAAATCTTCTGGACCCGCGGGCCCAATCATTCAGATCCATCAGAGACTCTAGTGCCACACACTCAAAGAAAAATACAGTTGATTTCACTTCTAGGGGAAGCTTCACTCCATGGTGAGAAATTTTACAGAAAGATTTCCAGCAAGGTCATACATGAAATCAAGACTGGTGGATTGGAAATGTATGTCCCAGGATGGCAGGCCATGTTCCGCTGGATGCGCTTCCATGACCTCGGATTGTGGACAGGAGATCGCGATCTTCTGCCCGAATTCGTAAATGATGATGGCGTCTAAGGACGCTACATCAAGCGTGGATGGCGCTAGTGGCGCTGGTCAGTTGGTACCGGAGGTTAATGCTTCTGACCCTCTTGCAATGGATCCTGTAGCAGGTTCTTCGACAGCAGTCGCGACTGCTGGACAAGTTAATCCTATTGATCCCTGGATAATTAATAATTTTGTGCAAGCCCCCCAAGGTGAATTTACTATTTCCCCAAATAATACCCCCGGTGATGTTTTGTTTGATTTGAGTTTGGGTCCCCATCTTAATCCTTTCTTGCTCCATCTATCACAAATGTATAATGGTTGGGTTGGTAACATGAGAGTCAGGATTATGCTAGCTGGTAATGCCTTTACTGCGGGGAAGATAATAGTTTCCTGCATACCCCCTGGTTTTGGTTCACATAATCTTACTATAGCACAAGCAACTCTCTTTCCACATGTGATTGCTGATGTTAGGACTCTAGACCCCATTGAGGTGCCTTTGGAAGATGTTAGGAATGTTCTCTTTCATAATAATGATAGAAATCAACAAACCATGCGCCTTGTGTGCATGCTGTACACCCCCCTCCGCACTGGTGGTGGTACTGGTGATTCTTTTGTAGTTGCAGGGCGAGTTATGACTTGCCCCAGTCCTGATTTTAATTTCTTGTTTTTAGTCCCTCCTACGGTGGAGCAGAAAACCAGGCCCTTCACACTCCCAAATCTGCCATTGAGTTCTCTGTCTAACTCACGTGCCCCTCTCCCAATCAGTAGTATGGGCATTTCCCCAGACAATGTCCAGAGTGTGCAGTTCCAAAATGGTCGGTGTACTCTGGATGGCCGCCTGGTTGGCACCACCCCAGTTTCATTGTCACATGTTGCCAAGATAAGAGGGACCTCCAATGGCACTGTAATCAACCTTACTGAATTGGATGGCACACCCTTTCACCCTTTTGAGGGCCCTGCCCCCATTGGGTTTCCAGACCTCGGTGGTTGTGATTGGCATATCAATATGACACAGTTTGGCCATTCTAGCCAGACCCAGTATGATGTAGACACCACCCCTGACACTTTTGTCCCCCATCTTGGTTCAATTCAGGCAAATGGCATTGGCAGTGGTAATTATGTTGGTGTTCTTAGCTGGATTTCCCCCCCATCACACCCGTCTGGCTCCCAAGTTGACCTTTGGAAGATCCCCAATTATGGGTCAAGTATTACGGAGGCAACACATCTAGCCCCTTCTGTATACCCCCCTGGTTTCGGAGAGGTATTGGTCTTTTTCATGTCAAAAATGCCAGGTCCTGGTGCTTATAATTTGCCCTGTCTATTACCACAAGAGTACATTTCACATCTTGCTAGTGAACAAGCCCCTACTGTAGGTGAGGCTGCCCTGCTCCACTATGTTGACCCTGATACCGGTCGGAATCTTGGGGAATTCAAAGCATACCCTGATGGTTTCCTCACTTGTGTCCCCAATGGGGCTAGCTCGGGTCCACAACAGCTGCCGATCAATGGGGTCTTTGTCTTTGTTTCATGGGTGTCCAGATTTTATCAATTAAAGCCTGTGGGAACTGCCAGCTCGGCAAGAGGTAGGCTTGGTCTGCGCCGATAATGGCCCAAGCCATAATTGGTGCAATTGCTGCTTCCACAGCAGGTAGTGCTCTGGGAGCGGGCATACAGGTTGGTGGCGAAGCGGCCCTCCAAAGCCAAAGGTATCAACAAAATTTGCAACTGCAAGAAAATTCTTTTAAACATGACAGGGAAATGATTGGGTATCAGGTTGAAGCTTCAAATCAATTATTGGCTAAAAATTTGGCAACTAGATATTCACTCCTCCGTGCTGGGGGTTTGACCAGTGCTGATGCAGCAAGATCTGTGGCAGGAGCTCCAGTCACCCGCATTGTAGATTGGAATGGCGTGAGAGTGTCTGCTCCCGAGTCCTCTGCTACCACATTGAGATCCGGTGGCTTCATGTCAGTTCCCATACCATTTGCCTCTAAGCAAAAACAGGTTCAATCATCTGGTATTAGTAATCCAAATTATTCCCCTTCATCCATTTCTCGAACCACTAGTTGGGTCGAGTCACAAAACTCATCGAGATTTGGAAATCTTTCTCCATACCACGCGGAGGCTCTCAATACAGTGTGGTTGACTCCACCCGGTTCAACAGCCTCTTCTACACTGTCTTCTGTGCCACGTGGTTATTTCAATACAGACAGGTTGCCATTATTCGCAAATAATAGGCGATGATGTTGTAATATGAAATGTGGGCATCATATTCATTTAATTAGGTTTAATTAGGTTTAATTTGATGTT